AGTGTTCGCCTGGTAGCCAGCTGGTGACATAGGTGCGCGTCCTAAGATGCCTGACATGTACTGCTGATACGCATTCATATCGAAGTCACGATTAGCTTCAAATGATGCCTTGTCGGCATTAAGTTGCTGCTGTGCGTCCTTCTGGAAGCCGGCACCTGCGTTAATCATGTTAGACAGGCCAGTGTTGCCAGTGTTGACGCCGGTACCGAATGCACCTGCGAGACCCTGGTTGGCAGCCATGGCATTACCGAAGTCGCGCTGCTGTTGTCCCAGAGACTGATCAATAAGACCGCTGCGGATACCTGCGGCTGTGTCAGCTGCGCGGTCATTATAATCACGCATAGCGATAGCGTCTGCAACGCCGGCTCTGGAGCTGTTTGCGTTACCGCTGGCTGATGCTGCTCTATTTATACCTGGCAGTGTATTCTGAGTGAGCATACGTGTACTGTCGCGTAGCGCTGCGTCTGTGAGTGCTCCGGTGTTTGCGTCAGCATACGCCAGGGCGTTGTCCATAGCGCCGCCGCCCATAGCCTGGTTATACAGGTTGCCATAGTTACCGGCGAAACCTTGTGATTGACCTGCGAGGTTTTGACCATAGCCAAACGTAGTGTTACCGAAGTTGAACTGGTTGTTCAGCCCGGTGTTCTGCATGTTGTTTAGGTTAGCGTACCGGTCGCCAGTATACGCACCCGTGTCGATCATCTTGTTTAGGGCGTCCTGGCCGCCTCTGTATCCAGCGCGTATGTAAGGCTGCGCGTCGAGATAGCCCATGTTGTTCATCTGGTTTGCGCGGTCTATCGCACCGGCCTGTTTCTTTGCCGCTTTGTTTGCCATGTAACCGCTAACGACGGCACCTGCAATTTGTCCCCACATATCTTAATTCCTCTTTTTAGACTGCAACCCACGCAGTCCCGTTGTATACGTAAAGGCCATCGCCGGAGCCTGGGTTCCAGGGTGACACCGCGTACCTGATCATACCTTTGACCGGGTTCTCTGGCTCATCCTCTGCTACTTGTATTGCAGCTGTTGTTAGGCTCGTGATGGCTGTCTGTATGCGCCGCAGCTCTTCCTGGATATATCTGCGTGTACCCTCTTCGAGTTGTGGGTACTGCTGTCTGGTATAATCTTGCACGAGCAGGTCAGTCTTATCGTTTAATGACATCAACGTGCTCCTGTAGGTGTCAGCTCTATATCGAACCCAGACAGGTCAAAGTCCTTGTTATCTGTAAGTGTCATTCTGTATGACAGATATCTGCCAGCTGCCCGGCTGTCGATTTTATGCTGTGTTGACAGATCGAACGTCACAGGGGCGCTGTAAGTAGGTGTGTTGCGAGGGATGTCGCTGGCACCGAACTCAAATGTCATTGTGGTGTCTGTTGAATTGATCGTGTCTGCCTGTGGATACATCCGGGTTACTACAACATATTGCCTGGCTGCCAGCCCAGATTCGTCCAGGTCGAAGCCTGTACGCTCCAGGTATGGATACTTAGTCGCCTCTGTATCGAGGTCAAAAGACAGGGTGCCGGTGTCTGACAGATCGAGGCCGTACAGCTTGTCACTTGTAAGACCATCTGCAGTTAGATCCTCACCAACCATCAGCGTGTGACGGTCGTAGCCGTCTTGCTGACTGTAGTACGTACCACCAGTTAGATTGTATGTGGTTGTACTGGTGGCGTATGTGGCAACCGAGTTGACGTTAGCTGTGGTACCGGAGCTGACATTGGGCAGATCCATGAATGACCATGTGTTCGCCCGGTAGTTGTAGACGGCAGCCCGGTTACAGCGTACAGCGTTAGGGAACTCAACGTGTGAATCACCTGACATGTAGCAGAAGTAAATCTCATTCAGCGCCTGGTTATGCTGCGCGAAGCATATATCTGCATTCTCATTGTTCAGTGACTGGTAGATGAACTTCTTTACGCGCTCATCGCATATACTTTGTTTGGAAGTACCATCGTGCATATAGATATCGAAAGCACCGAAGACATAGTGTTTACCTTCTGCCTCGACTACGCAGTTCTGATTGATAACGCCGGCGTCACTAAACAGTTTACGGAAGTTAAATATAAACGTGCCACCAGTGAACTCCATCAGCCAGGTTTCGTCACTTGAATATATAATAAAGTTAGAACCTAATGTGAGGCCGTCTCTAATCTCTGTTGGTATCTGCACCAGGTCGTTGAAGCCGGCGCTGGTTGTCGCGTCTGTAGCGTCCCAGCTGCCTGGGTAATCATTGGCTGATGTAATGTCACTGAACCTGACCCTGGTGGGGAACTCATTAGATCCCTCAGTCATGTTAAGTGCCACCAGCTGGTCACCGTAGGAACGCAGTGCCGCGCAGCGCCATGTGCTATCCCAATTCGGCAGGTCACTAAATGTGGTGGCGCTAGGTTTGCGCTGGACTGGTACGCGGTCTTGTCTGTTAATGTACGTCACATCAGCCAGGGATGTCCCTGTGAATGGCCGGGGGTCACTCGATCCGGTGATGGTACCACTGACATTGGTGACGTTGTTGTTTGCGTATTCTTGCAGCTGCCAATCATCTGAGAGCATGAGTACAGTATCAAACCCGGATGCCGGAACGATGCCATATACAAACCTAGGTGTGAAACCGAGACTATCTTTAATCTTTCGGAAGACTGGCGCTCGGCTCACTCTGCCCTCATCGAACCGCACATTGAATGCTTTATCAAATGCAGTGATGGGAAGATTGTATGGGGCTACGTCCGTAATTACACCTGCGCTGCCCAGGTCTCTCAGTGGTATAATAGCCATGGCTTTAGGTCTTTATGAGATAGTTGAGGACTATGGTTGGCTGCACGTTATTATGAGGTGAATCACCACCAGTGGAACCACTCTGTATGTCAGCACCAGTCACACCTGTGATACCTGCCGCATAGTTTGCACCTGCTAGTGACGCCGCTGACAAATCATCAGTGTGCGTGTGTGCAGCAAGTTCAGCGACGGTCAACTGGTGTGTCTCTGCGCCACCTGTAGCACCCAGCGTATCACCGTCCAGACCACCAGACTGGTTGGTTAGTCGGTCAGCACTTGTGCCGCCCATATCGTCCTTACCGGCGATCACACGACCACGCAGATCAGGAAGATTGAAGTTAGTCGCATCGCCGCCGTAGGTGTTGCTGATAACAGCATAGAGATCACCGTAGGTTGCAGATGCTACTGCCGAGCCATCACACAAAAGCCATCCAGAGGGGGCTGTAGTGCCGGCGTATGGTATGATCATGCCTGACAGGAAGCTCACAACAGGCGCGAACGATAGCGTACCAGCGCCGTCTGTGGTAAGCGCGTCGCCGGCGTTGCCGTCTGCAGCTGGGTACGTAAGTCCATTGACTGCGGTGACGGTGACCTTGGTGTTAATGTAGGTGGCTACATCGGACATGGCTGCTTGCACCATGGTACCATCGTCATTCACCACGACACGGTCGGCATCCACCAGGGTGGTTGCTGTCGCTGCAGTATCGCCATCGACTATGTTCAACTCAGTGTGGGTGCTCGTGACTGCGTTTGTTACGTCAGGGAAAGTGCCTTGGATGGCAGACTTGATGATGCGTAAGTGGTCGTCAGCTTGCGCGAGACCGTCAGTTGACGCTGGGTTGGTAGACACCAGATCACTGATGTAGTTGACGCCTGTTTCTAAAGCCATCTTTGTGTCTCTTCTGTATGTGATATGTTGTTCAAATGTGGCGCTGGTTTAACGAGGGTCTGACAACAACAACAACAAGCAGACCTTTAGCCTACTTTTGAAATTGACCTTGTTGTTGACCCATGGGGGGTCGTTTTGCAGCGTATGGTACCAGGTTTCATGGCCATGTCATGATAACATGCTGTAATCGCTGGATACCTGCGTCATGCTGACTGGTAATCAGCAATACAAAAACACTAACCAGCTCACAGACATTAGGACATTAGTGAACATTATCCGTGGTGGGTCATTAGTCTTTAATACAAATCGGGACTTAGTCACCACCGTCCACCTTAGTCATCCTTCGATGACCTCAGTCCACCTTAGTCATCCTTAGTCCACCACTGTGTCCAGTGTTCTGTCCTGGTTACACATGCTGACTGACAGTTTCCATAGTCAGCAACCAAAGTAATCCAATCACTTACAACAAATAGACTATTAGTGACTGTTAGACTGTGGTAACTTGAGAGATCAAGTGAGACTTGTGACACTCTCTAATGGGGGAACACAAGTACCCTTGAAACTTATGGTAAGCCTGGGAGAGACTAATTATAACCTTATTAGCTTCCCAGGTTTGCCACCCAGCTTTGGTTATGAGTACTTACGTTTAGGTGAATCCCACTCGTTATACCAATCGATCAGCTCCTGACTAATGATACCATTGGTGATCATTTCGTCTGTTTGCTTGTTGAGTGCTTCAGCTGCCACCTGGAAAGCCTTTAGCGTCTCGTTACTGGTAAAGTTAGGGTTTCCTATTCTGAAACTGTAGTCTTTAAAGAACAATCTGTCTAAACACTCACCTCTAAACATACTCTCAGCTTCTTTTCTGATACGTCTTGGATTAGGGTTATTAGCCATTTACTATCTCCTTTTCAGTGCTCAGTGCCTCGCGGTGCTTCTAACCATGGTCTGATGTGAGGGTTAGTCTTCTGCTGCTTCTGCAGCTCACGTACACCACATTCACTACACACAAACACACCACCACTGTAGACAAATGCATCATTAGTCTTGCACTTGTCACACAGTGGCAGTCCCTTGCTTATGTCATGATACGACATCCCTACTCACAGCTCTTCTGACCTGTGTCCGGGTCAATGAAGCATGCCTCAGCCTTTGGTTCTTCTTTGTCTGGCTTTACCTCATTGAGAATACCGAAGCGCTTACCGGCTGCGCGGAACGTAGTGATGCCCTTACAGCCGCCCTTCCAGGCTTTGTAGTACAGCTGCTTGAACTCATCGTAGGTCACATCATCACCCACGTTGCATGTCTTGCTCACTGCACTGTCAACGTACTTCGATGCCAGGCATAAGACATCCACATGCTCATCTGCGCTGATCTCGTTGGCTGTACGTCCACTGACACCCTGGTTGTATGCGTAGTCTTCAACACGCTCGATCTGGTGACCATCGAACTGCTGGATGGTACGGTCATAGTACAGGCTATATGGTGGCTCGATGCCTGAGCTGACGTTGTCTGCAGTCAGGCTGATGGTGCCGGTCGGTGCAATCGATGTCAGGTGGCTGTTACGTAAACCATGCTCTTCGATCAGCTCACGCACCTTCTTTGGTAGTGTTTTGAAGAACCTGCCCTGTGTGTACTTATCTTTGTCATACAGTGGGAATGCACCCTTCTCCTGGGCAAGCAGCGCTGACGCTGTGTAACACTCATCACGTAGCATCTTGAGTGCCTTCTCAGCCCACTCCATGAACGTAGGTGTGGCGTATGGGAAGCCCAACAGCTCACCGGCATTGGCCATACCAGTGACACCTAGACCCATGCGGCGCTTGTTCTCTGCCTCACTCTTTTGCTCTGGCAGTGGGTAGATCGTGCGGTCAACCACGTTGTCCATGGCTCTCACCACAGTATGGATGTCAGCCTTGTACTGATCCCAGTCAAATGACTTGTCGTCTACGTACTTGGTAAGATTGAAGCTGCCCAGCAAGCAAGCACCGTATGGTGGCAGAGGCTGCTCAGCGCACGGATTTGTGGCTTCGAGGGTCTCGCAGTACCACAAGTTATTCATCTCGTTCATGCGATCCAGGAACACAACGCCAGGCTCAGCCCAATCATACGTGCTTCTCATGATCATGTCCCAGAGGGCAACCGGATCTACCTCTTTGTACACCTTGCCTTCGAAGCGCAATGGGAAAGGCTTGCCGGCATCCAGGTAATTCATGAACTCATCCGTGATACCCACAGAGATATTGAAACCTGTCATGGTTGTACTGTCGTGCTTTGCAGTGATGAACTGCTCGATGTCTGGGTGATCCACACGTAGTACACCCATCTGAGCGCCCCTACGATGGCCGCTGCTGGCGATAGTCTGACAAACGGCATCAAAGATACCCATGAAACTAACAGCGCCTGACGCCTTACTGTCCAGGCTTTTGATCAGCTCACCGCGTGGCCGCAGCCGGCTGAAGTCATAACCAATGCCACCACCCCGGCGCATGGTCTCAGCTGCCTCTGCGGCTCGCTGCATGATTACGTCCATGCTGTCTTCGATGATGCCGCTGACGAAGCAGTTGTATGCTGTAGTTTGCCGGGCAGCGCCCATGGCATTCTGTACACGACCAGCTGGCAAGAACCGCATGTGACGCATTGCATCCTTGAAGTCCTCGAAGTGTTCTGGTGTGTCTTTCAAAGCATCCGCAATACGTACTACCTTGCTGTAAAAGTCCTCACCGACCTGGCGATACTTTTGCCTGTCGATCTCATCGGACAACGGCAGCGTCATGCCGTAGTGTTGGTTGTGCTTCATCATATTGTTCATCTGGTATCTCCCGAACCCTGCAGCGTCCCTCGCTGCTTTCTGTCTGCTAATTTCTGTAAGTTTTGTTCTGCGATCTCATCGAGGCCGAGCTCTAAGTCTCTTGCCAAGACAGCGAGGTACCAGAGGCAGTCGCCTAGCTCGCTTTTCAAGTCGTCACGGATGTCATCCAGGGTGATGTCATCGCGTATTAGTTTCTTTAGCTTGTTGCACACCTCACCTACCTCGCCGGCCAGGCCGAGAGCTGGGTAGTTGATCTGTTGGTTGATTGAGTAGATGGCGGTGCTTGCAGCTTTCTTTTGGTATTCGGTTAAGCTGTCTATCGCCATGTCTCATTGTCCTTCTCGTACTGAATCAGAAACCCGAGATAGACTTGTGCTTTCTCAAGATCCTGGATGCCGCCCTTCTCTTGGTAGCGCCAAATGTATTTGAGTATGTTGGCTCGCCAGGCATGCACTACATGGTCACCGAGCATCCCCTCGATAGCCTCTTTGCATTCCATACCTGTCATCGTGTAATGCCCTGGGCTATGCACTTCCCCGTCTTCCATCTCTTTCATGTAATCCTCATGCCTCATGACCAGCCGCCTCTTCTTTTGCTTTGCGCTCACAATCGATCATGAACAGCATGTTGATAGAGTAATGACCCTGCAGCTTGTACTGCTCACAGATACGCTTTGCTTGCTCAGCTGCCACGACTGAGTGCGTAGGGTTGGTCATTGGCTCACCATTGACACCAACGCAATACCGGTGGTCATGCATATCAGTGGTTGTTCTTAATACTTCGTAGGTCATGCTGCTGGCTCCCATAGCTTCACTTCGTTCTTCTTTGTGTCCCAATCTGACCAACGGAGTATCCTGGCCATGCGAGCTTGCAGCAGCGCATCAGCCTTAGTCAGACCTTGTTTAATGAATGCTTGCTCAACCACTGACCATGCCGGGCGCTGACCTAGCAGCCCCTCAGCTCGCTTCTGTCCAATGGTTGGGCAGCCTGGGTAGCCATCTGTGCTATCGCCGGTCAGCGTTTGCATATAGAAATGCTTATCTGCTTCGGCTTCTGTGATGTCCAGGCGCTCATCGGCTGTTGGCCGGTACAGCTTCCCAGGGATTGTCTTTAAGTCTTTATCGTCACTGACGATGATCGCCTTACCCACGTTCTCTGGTGTGGTCGCCATTATGCCGAGGCAGTCATCAGCTTCCAGGCCAGGCTTACTAAAGTGCGGATAGTTGTGCTTTAGCCAGTCACATAGAGCCACGTAACCAAGTGGCTTGCGTGTCTTCTTGCGTCCCGACTTGTACGTAGGATTGATGCGTTTCCGGAAGTTATCCTTACTACTGAAACACAGTAGGATGTCCTCTGATCCCAGGACATCATAGAACTTCTCGAACTCTTCCTGGACGATACGTTTCGCAATCTTGAGATCAGTAGAC